ACCTGCCCGATCTTGATCAGGAAGGCTTCTTGCTCTTTTTCCCACTCGGACATTTTAGCTCCAACTCGTTAGGACTGAGATATTGATGTTACATGTAAGTAGATCACCCGAGACGGCACTCAGGACGGCAGGAGCCGAAACCTCTGTGACGTTGTAGGTGTATGAGGATGCAGCGAGTAGATTAAACACTCGGACTACATTGTCCTCAATTCCGTTTAGGTTGCCCTCGTTATCGAGCAACGGCACCATGATTGAGATTGTGAAGTTAGCCATTGGTGAGATAGATGCGTGCCATCCGTTAGACGGCGAAATGTAAGGATCGCTAGGAGCGAGGATGACGCTGTTAGCAATAGGGGTTGCAGGTGGAAAGCTAAAGACTGACCACTTAGTGTTGTCAATTATAGCTGTTGCGATACCTGTTCGGAGTGTTGATATGGCGGCCATTAGCCCACCATCGATCTCGGATCAAGATAAGGCGCAAGCAATCCACGAACGCGTGCTAGGAGTGTGTTGCCCATTCTGTAAGGTGAAGGCTGATAGCCATCGATAGTCACGCCACCGCTTGATGGCGCTTGGCGAGACTGCCAAATGTCGATGCTTATCATCAAGGCACATTCTTGAATTGCTGGAATCGTTGTGTAATCTGTGTATGTCTCGACAGCGGCGATGCCATAAGGCTCAACTGTGTGTCGTGGATTGTCAGTCGTGTGAGCCGTAGTTACGTTAAATGAACGAGTATCGACTTTTGTAATTGTCTTAGTCCCATTGTAGCGGCTACCTGCACCAGAAATTGTAACTTGTTGGCCAACATAAAATACGTTGGTAATGTCCTGATCAAAATAAAGTGTTCCTACTGTCCCCGTATTGCCGTGAGCAATAATGTATTGCTGATTCTTCCATAGAAAGGGCAAGAGTACGTTATCTGCGGCATCGCAGACCTGCTGCAAGACTGCATCAGTATAGAGGGTGCCAACGCCAAGGGCGGTGCGAAGCTCTGCAACTGTTGTCAATGCCATGCTCTTATCCTTTCTAAAGACTGGCAGGGTAGAAGGGCACTACCCTGCCAGCGACTTAGTGTGGCTTACGCCTTGTTATTTTTAAATGCGCCTGCTCCGACCTTGGTCGCGATTGCGCCGTAGCCGTAGTAGCCGATTGTTACCTGACCAGCAGCTGTTGATTCTGCGCGTAGTCGGTATGTTGGTGACTCGTACCATGTGTACGCATCTGGATTGATGATGAGGATTGTGCCATCGCCATCGCCGCCATTTTCTGGATCGACATAGAGGTTAAGTCCTGCAACGTTACCTGTGAGTGATGTAGGTGTTACAACGCCGCCTGCGTTTTGTGGCTGTGAAGCGTTGTAGATAGGGCGTCCTGAATCGTTCAAGGTCATGATGTTAGACCATTGTCCAGTAGATACGACCATGTTACGAGCGAATGGATTTGGAAGTCCTGCTGTTGCGCCATAAACAGATGCTGATCCACGAGCAACAATTCCGAGAAGCTCGGCTGCTGTTGGATATGTTGCAACTGTAGTTGCATCAAGTGTTGCACCTGAGATGAGTGCTGCGTTGACTGCTGCGTTGGTTGACTTGGCATAAGCTGCTGCCATGTTGCGGACGAGTTCATCAAAGAATGCTGGAGATGTACGATCTAGCAATTCTACTGAGAAGACCTGTTGTCCTGCGTACTTTGCAACGCTTACGCTTAGGAATGCAGAGTTCTGATCTGTGTTAGAGAATGCTGCATCTTCAGCTGCAACTGCAACTGTAGGCATTGCGGTGATCTTTGGGATCTCGAAAGTCATACCTGCATCAGGAAGCACTCCACGAGAGATTGCATCGATTGATGGCCGGATTGTTGTTCCGAGAGGGTTGATGATCTCTGAAAGTTGACGTGTTGGTACTAGCCCAGCGTTGTCAGTTGTGTTGTCTGCTGCTGCGATGTACTGACGAGCTGAGTCATCGCCAAGTGCTGCGCGAATTGACTGCTCTGCGTACTTTGCAGCTGTTACTTCAATGCGTGGCTTTGTGTAAGCCATTGCTGTTACAGCAGGGCGAGCAGCTTCAACTGCGGCAGCCTCAACTGTAGGTGTTGCTTCGACTGCTGGAGTGGTTTCCACTGTGGCTGTCTCGCTTTCTGTTGGTAGGGTTTCTTCTACGGCTTCATCTTCGGATGCCGCAATATCGGTTACGGCTGCAGATTTAAAGGCTGCTGCCTGAACCAAACTGACTTCGAGTAGGTCAGCACTCGACACATACAACACACCATTTTTTGGTTTTGCTGCATTGACCATTACTCCAACTGATAGACCAGTGCGGAGTTCTTCTGAGGCTTCGATGAGAGCATCTGTGCCGCGTGATGATTTAGAAATTTTAAAAGATGCAAAGATCCCATCTTCTGTTTCATTAAAAAATTGAGCGCGGCCGATTGGCTGCTTAGGATCGTGCTCTAGTAAGAGCTTCACTTTGCTTGAATCAGCTATGTTAATCGCGCCACGCTCAAAGACAACTGCGCCAGCTGAGGTGTTTCCAACCTCGCCATTAAAAGGGACTATTTTGCCAGAGATCGTGCGCTCTGAGGCATCTGCTGTAAGTTCTGCAGAAAATGTAAGCATCTCGCTCATATCATTCCTTCGCTTCCGTTAGGTGTTAGGTCTGTCATTTCCATAGCTTGTTCCTGTGTGATCAACTGGAGATCAAGTAGTTCACGAATGATTGAAAGTTCTACGAGTGGGTCGGTGCGTAGATAATTCTTATCGATGTCGAATTTAACGATGTTGCCCCGAGCTGTAATGTCGTCCATTGATAGGCGATCTTCTATCGCTGAAATGAATGGCTGTAAAGATAGTGTAAGAAACTGGCGTCTTTCGTCCGTCACGTTAGCGTAGGTCATTGTCGTGTTCTGATCTGCCGAAACATAATATGGAGGCACGTTGCAAAGGCGAGCAATCTCGGTAGCAAGATTCTGAATGGCCTCGTTGTACATCATGTCTTTAGGTGAGAAGCCAACTGTTTCGTACTGCAAAGTGGAGGTCAAGTAAGCCGTTGAACGGTTTTGGCGAGCCGATTTAAAAGCTGCAAGAAGTCCCTGCACCTCTGCTGGAGGTAGGTCTGCTCCTGTGTTCTTAAGGTAGCCAGTAGGCATTGGGGTTGCCGCTGCAATTACTGAGGCTTTCTGAATGTCTAAAGCTGCACGAATAGTCGATGTGCCCGTGTTGAGAATGCCATCGCTTAGCGACTGAAATGTGATTAGCGATCCAAGGCCGTCCATTGGTAGCGTCGTGCCATCGACTGCATAAGACTTTACGAATACGTTATCTCGATCGAGTGTTGCAGTTACTCGACTATTAGCAATCCACTCAAAGCGAGATGGGCGACCATCCTCCTGGTATGTCTCGACAACTTGCCAGAATGCCTGTCCGTAAAATAAAAGTGAATCAACTGTGTAAGCGATAGTGACAGAACGTGGCTGATGATATGAAGGCTGTTCGAGCCAGAGTGGCTTGCCTAATTCTTCGCCTGTTGATTTCTTATAAAGCTCTAAAGGGATCGTACCGATTGTGCCAGCGAGAAGGTTGCGGCATCGAGCTAGTGCCGGGACTCCCATTGCTTCTGTGCGTCCGACATAAGCGAACTGGAATGGCATTGCATAAGGAGAATACTCACCGAGAACTTGAGGAGCGTACTGCGCTTCAACATTGGCTTTTGGTGCTGCACCTGTAAGGCGCGAAAGGATACCCATAGAGGGCAATTATACACTACTCAGTGTAAATCGCTGCGATCTGTTGAGGTTTTAATAGCATCGATACGACCATGGCTAAAGAGATCGGTGCAGAGACATCGCCTGCGCTTTTGCGTTTAACGATGCGCCAAGATGAGTCATTGGTCTTAGCCGCGCAATTATTCATTTGTTTTATCAATTCTTCTTGGCCATTGTGCACGACTCGACCATTGACCATGCCATCGAGCAGATCAGAGCAAGCCTGATAAAACTGCTGGCCTGACACGTCTTGAATTATCTGACCAGCGTTAGCCAATCTTTCAGCGATCGATTGTGTTGTGTACTTATCAAAACAGATCATCTTCGGACGATATTGATCAGCCCATCCTTTGATCTCAGCTGCGATCTTTAGATCATCGACTGAGACTTGGCTTTCCCACGTCTGGAGAATGCCGACACCGATTCTTCCGTCACCCATAATCTGACCAGCAACGAGGCTCGCATTGCGGCGAGATGGAGATACATCGAAGCCAAATACTGTATAGCCGCCGACCGGAATCTGGAGCGTGGTATCGGAGGTTGCCTCAAGTACGCCATGAGGCCATGGACTCTGTAGAGAATCAATCCATTGGCATAAAAGCTCAGTCCTAATATCCTCAATTTTATTTGTTGCCACAGCTTCTTCAAGTGATTCCTCCGATATTGTGTAGCCCAGAGCAGGGTTGCTCATCGCCCATGCATTGCGGTCTGTGATCTTGCAGTATTGCGGTGCTGACCATTCGTAGAATCCGAATGATTTAGGAGGCGCAGATAGAGCTCTTTCTCTTAGCGTGTTTAGCGTTTCAGAGAAGGCGTCCCCGGCATTTGAGGTAAGTAGCGTCTGGCTGTTAGGTCTAGCGCGAGTCGTAGGGATGGCAGCCGTGTAGCCATCTTTACTGATCTCTCGAACTTCATCGATCCAAAGAAAGTCTGCAGTGCGTCCACGAGATGAGTCACGGGTATCCGATACGAGGTCAAGTGTTGCCCCGTTGAGAAGCTCGATGCGTTCGCCGCCGTTGGCATAGCGGATCGCCTTAGTGCCAGCCTTAAGGTGAGGTGCATTCTCGATAATCCAAGCGATCTCACGAAAGGTCATAAGGGCAGTTGCTCGGTTAGAGCTCATGATGAGGTGCTTTGTCTCGCCACCATAAAAGAGTCCCCAGATGACACGCATGCGACCTAAATGCGACTTTCCGTTCTGGCGAGCGATTAAACAGAGCGAAGTCTTGCGAATGTACATGCCTTTAGCGTCAACTCGCATCATGTCATCGAGCATCCACTTCTGCCATGGCAATAAAGGCATGCCAAGATCATCTGCAAGTTTTGCAATCTCATCTGAGCGTGTTTTGCCTTTAAGAAGTGGGCTGTGAAGCCTTGCCTTGGTTGCCCCTCGTAGCGGTTGTTTTCGAGCGGCCATTAGTCAGGACTATCTGTAACTGGTCGGGCGGTAAAGGGTGAGTCCGGCATCGGTCTGGACTGCATCGGGTAGATATTGCCAGAAAAGACAGGGGGGGTGGCCTGTTGTGCTAAAAAAACGCCTTCTGATCGGCTTCCCTTGCGTGAGTTACACCTTGCACAACAACTGACCAAGTTATCGTATGCGATGGGATCACCACCTTTGACTATAGGGATGATGTGATCCACGGTTGTAGCTGGTTGCTGGCAGTAGAAGCATGACCATTGATCACGTTGCAATATCTCTAGGCGCCTTGCTTTATAGGCACGAGTCCCACGAGGATCACCTCTCTTAGTACTCATTGCCATCCTTTAGTCTTTAGATGATGTAATGCCTTGCAATAGTTAGCATCATGAGTCTTAGTATCTACTACCCCATATCTATGGACTACATAGTACCAATACTTCCAATACTGTCTGATATGAGTAGATGTATGTAGGCTTTTAAGTTTCATCTGATATAGACCATAGGCTTGCTTAGTGCCGCCTATGTTACCTACTGCTCTATGATTCCATCTTGATTCTCTATAGATTATCTCGTTATGACATAAGTACTGCTTATGAGTAAGAGTGATCTTTGCTAAGTGTTTGATGTCTGTCTTAACGTGGTTAGACGCACCTGATACAGGAGCTATGCTCATGAATAGAGCTGTCCCAATAACGATGGCGACCACTCGCGCTCTGCCCTTACGGGCGCGTGCTGAGCCCCTGAAGGGCTCTCGCCTGAGAGTACCATCTCTGTCAAATACGTTCATGTGTAGCATCTCCTACAATCTCACTATGTGGAATGTGAATTGGATCACATATAGTCTTTAGAGCGTGATAGGCCTGCTGAGGGACTACTCCATTACCCAATATCTTGTAATGTTGAGTTTTAGGAACGTCTATGTCTGTCACCCATCCACTAGGTAATCCCATCATGTATTCGAGGAATTTAGTATTTACTCGACCTTGATCCAATTCTTGCGGCGCATCTTGCAAGTACATGTCAGTGAATGAAGTAAATCCGCGCCCCAATTCCTGCACTTGCCCGTCGTATGTCCAACCTGTGTGTGAGGGGTAGGCAACAATAAACAATCTTCTGCGATGGTGGGGTGCGCCGACTTCTGCAGCTCGAACAATCTCCCATCTTGCATCATACCCGATACTGGCAAGGTCACTGAGGACTTGGTCGAAGCCAAGCGAGAGATGGCCTTTAACGTTTTCCATGACAACCCATCTAGGTCTAATTGTGCGAATGGCGTGTTTGATATACGGCCAGATATGTCTTGCATCATTTTCACCCTTTCTATGCCCCGCTACCGAGAATGGTTGACAGGGGTAACCAGCGGTCAGGATGTCCACTTTAGGCACATCTTCCCAGTTGATCTGTTTGATGTCTTTGTAATTGATGTGACCAAATCTCTGTTCAATCACCTTTGATGCGTGTTTGTCGTACTCAGCGCACCATATTGTCTGAGCATTAAAGTAAGCTTCTACTGCAATATCTAATCCACCATAGCCGGTGCAGAGACTCCCGATCTTCATCGATTGTCCGTACTGTAGAAGCCTGATCCCTTGAACGCTATACCTATAGAGCTGTAGACCTTATGCATAGGCGAGTGGCAGAATGGACACTCAAGGTCAT